ATGATTTAAGAAAAGTAGATATGGATTCATTTTCAATGGGTCCAAAAGAATTGATAACTAATGGTGAGTTTGAATCTAATATAAATAGTTGGACTACTGGTGATGGATCACCATCACACACTACAAGTGGTAATGGTAGACTAAATTTAAATGATGCAGCTGCATATCAAGCTATTAGCACTACAGTAAATAAAACTTATAAAATACAAATTAGAGTTTTAAGTCCAAATAGTTCTAGCACTGCATTAATTGTTAGAGTTGGAACATCAGCGGGTGGAACACAAAATTTAAATACAACACAAGCTGTAACTAATTTTAGAGAAGGTGCTATATTAAATACAACATTTACAGCAACAGCACAAACTTCTTTTGTTTATTTAGAAGCACCAAGTGTACAATTAGATGTTGATTATGTACGAGTTTCTAGAAATGATATTGCTACTAGAAAATTAGTTTTTATATCTTATGATAATTATTTACAATCATATAAACCAACAGATGATACAAATAATAAAGGTAATTATTCAGCACCATTAAGAGTTTATATACTACCTAATTATACATCATTTGGGGTAAGTCCAAGACCAAATACAAATGAATATTCAGTAAATTATAATTATTATCAAACACATACAGATTTATCTGCTCATGGAGATAATATGAGTCTACCTGATAGATTTGCAACATTAATAGTAGATAGAGCAAAATATTATACATATATGTTAAGATCAGATCCACAACACGCACAATTAGCAGATAGAGATTTTCAAAGAAAACTTAGATTATTAAAAGTAGATTATGCTACTAAAAATGATTATATGAGAAGTGATTCAATTGCAGAAAGTATTACTACTAGTATAGGAGGTAGAATAAACTAATGGCTATTAATTTTGCTGGTGAAAAAATAAAAGAACCTGAAGATAATATTAAATATTCTGAAAAAAAATTTCAAAGACAAAGAAATAATGGTCTTACTGAAGAGTTAGATAAATTAAAAATGGCAAAGCTAAATCGTAAAGAAAAAAATGATTTAGAACTTTTAAAACTTAAAGAAGAAAATTCTGAAACTTTTGGACCATTAACTGATAAAGAACAAATTAGATTAAACGATTTATTAATTAAAGAAAAAAAAGAAGATTAATATGCCAACTACAGATTTAATATCACCATTTGTAGTAAGTTGTGCAGGTGGCTTAACACTTAATAAAGATGTGTTTTCTATGCAACCTGGCGAAGCTCTTATACTACAAAATTTTGAACCTGATATAAAAGGTGGTTACAGACGTGTTAACGGAACAGCACAGTATAATACTACAATTGTGCCTCAAGGATCTAGTAATAGTAGTTTAACTGTAGATTGTTCTATAATATTTAATGGACAAATAATTGTTGCTAGAGGTGGGGATATACATAGAGGGACTACATCAGGTAGTTTTACTACTTTAACAACAGGACTTGGTACTTCTACAAGAGCATATGATTTTGAAAAATTTAATTTTGATGGCACAGATAAAATAATTATTGCTACAGGTCATTCACCAGCACAAATAATTAATTCTAGTTTTGCAGTTGATGTGGTAAATGCAACAGGTGGTGGAACTGCACCTAGTAATCCTAAATTTGTAAAAGCATTTCAAAACCATATGTTTTATGC